CCGGGTGTGTGGACGTTAGACCAAGTAGCTTATTGGACTAAACAAGGGCTGTGGCCTACGGCTGGTAATGCTGCGCCTATTGGGTTGTTTGGTGGTGGGTCTTCAGGCCCATCAAATATAATTGATAGAGTAATAATTGGCACATCAGGAAATGCTACAGATTTTGGTGATTTGACACAAGCTCGTTATGCGCTTGCTGGTTGCGGATCAAATGTTCGAGGCGTGTTTGGCGGTGGAGATACCGTATCAGGCAATAACCCAACTAATGTGATTGATTATGTTGCGTTTGCTACCGCTGGAAATGCTACTGATTTTGGTGATTTAACTGTTGCCCGCAGAAACCCCGGAGCATTTTCTAATTATGTTCGTGGGTGTTGGGGGGGTGGCTATACGGGTAGTTATTCAAATGTAATTGACTACATAACCATTGCTTCTGTAGGCAACGCTACTGATTTTGGCGACTTAACAGTTGCCAGAACAAACTCTGGTAGCGGCTCGTCAACTAGAGGGTTGTTTAATGGGATGTTTACAGGGGCAGCTTCAAACGTAATTGATTACGTTACAATCGCATCCACTGGAAACGCTACCGATTTTGGTGATTTAACTGTTGCCAGATATAACATAGGTGCGGCATCTTCTGAAACGCGAAGTCTTGTTGCTGGTGGTTATACGGGTGCAGTTAATTCCAACGTCATTGATTATGTAACCATAGCAACCACTGGAAACGCATTAGATTTTGGTGATTTGCTTAATGCGGCAAACGGATTTGCTGGATGTGCTTCTTCAACAATCGCGCTGTTTGCTGGGGATCAGTCAACAAACATTATTCAGTATGTGACCATCGCAACAACAGGAAACGCCGCCGATTTTGGTGACCTAACAACTGTTCGGTATAACATGGGTGCTTGCTCCTCTGCCGCCTCTGCCGTCCAGCCTACGCCGACAAGTGCTGCGATGGCGTTTTTTGGTGGTGGATATAACGGAACTTCAAAACAAACTACCATTCAATACGTAAACATTGCTACTACTGGCAACGCCATGATGTTTGGCGATTTGACTGTTGGAAATTATGAGCAAGGATCGTGTTCTTCTTCAACCCGTGGTTTGTGGGCTGGTGGTGAGCCAGCATCTGGAAGTACAAATGTTATTGAATATATTGAGTTTTCTTCTTTTGGAAAATGCTCTGATTTTGGTGATTTGACTGCGGCTACGTACAACTTAGCGGGTTGTTCTTCATCAACTAGGGGTTTATTTGGTGGCGGTCAAAGTCCATCAGCTACAAATGTAATTTCTTACGTGACTATTGCTAGTACGGGCAACGCCACTGATTTCGGAGATATTACCCAAGAAAGATATTATATTTCTGCTTGTTCTTCTACCACACGCGGAGTGTTTGGCGGGGGTCGAAATACAACTCCAGCAGCTTCTAATGTCATTGATTACGTCACCATTGCCAGTACAGGTAACGCTACAGACTTTGGTGATCTAACTGCGGCAACACAGAATCTTGCCGCATGTTCTTCTAGCACTCGCGGTCTTTTTGGTGGTGGGAGCACTGGAAGCATAACCAACACAATTGAATATATTACAATTGCTTCAGCGGGAAATGCTACTGATTTTGGTGACTTAACTCAAGCTAGATATGAATTAATGTCAGCCTCATCTGGCATTACAGGCTTGTTTGCGGGGGGCACTCCTGCGTCGGGGTATTCAAATGTCATTGACTACGTAACAATTGCTTCTACAGGAAATGCCACTGACTTTGGTGATTTAATTCCAGCGGTTTCCGTGGGGTCAGGTTGTTCCAACGCTCATGGCGGTCTTTAACTTAACAGGAGAAACATTTGTCTAACGATCTAATTATCAGCAATATTAATACGGCTTTAACTATTAACAAGCCGGAGTACAACACTATGCTGGCGAATATTGACAGTAAGATGCCTGCTGTCACGCGAGACACAAGTAACTTTCACAAGTCCCACAGTCAGTTCATGCAGGTGACTTTGGATGTTACGGCTATCACGCCTATTCGCTCTATCAAGCATACGTTAGCTGAGATTGACCGAACCAAGTCTGCCCTGCAAGAAGCCTACATCAACCTGCGCAAGAAACAGGTAGAGATGAAACGCAAGACCGCTGCACTTGAAATAGAAGAAAACCCTTTTGATCGTGAGTTGCTGGAGATTGAGATACTTGAACTAGGCACTCATCTTGAAGGCACGCAAAACGCGGTCAACGGTGCAATCCGCAAGATGAACTTTATGGTCAACCAACACGCGCAGTTGTTAGAGGCGGTTGGCAAGAATGAGATTACAGAAGAAGATTACGAGAAAGAAGAAGCTCGTTATCACATCATGACCTGCATGAAGCAAGCCCTGAACGCTGCCCGTAGTCGCAACGGCATGATTGATGAAGGTAACTTAATCTACCTATTTGATTTAGGTATCAATGCTGCACAAGCTCAAGCCGAAGTATTTGCCTATCTTAACATGGAGAACCAGCTTATCTCTAAAGGTATGGCTCCTACGCATGAGATGACAATACGTTGGTTAGAGGCTTGTGCTGATAAATGGGCGGCTGATCCCTCTACATTTGCAGCGCGTCGCGGTTTCTCGGTATTTGATCGTTCAAGTCTGACGAACTCGCCGCAGTTAGAAATGGCTCCTCCACCAAAATCAAAGGTAGCGTGATGCACTTAGTTGTTGGGACGCCAATGTATGGAGGGATGTGCTGCACAGAGTACGTGCAGTCTCTCCTTACCTTGAAAGAGGCTTGCATTCAGCACAACATAAAGCTGACCTGCATTTTTCTCGGTAACGAGTCTTTGATTCAACGTGGCAGGAATACGATTGCGTGGCACTTTCTAAACTCAGACGCTACGCACTTAATGTTTATTGACGCTGACCAGAAGTTTGTGGCTAACGATATAGCTAGAATGATTAAGGCAGACAAGGGCATTATTGCTGGTGCTGTGCCAATGAAGGGTGTGAACTGGGAAGCGGTACGGGAAGGCGCTAAGAACGGTGTGCAGGACTTGCATAAGTTAACTGGCATATTTAATGTGAATAAGCTGCCCGGTCATGAGATGGCAGACATTAATACACCGTTTCAAGTTAAGCACGCAGGAACAGGTTTCATGTTAATTCGGCGCGATGTGTTTGAAAAACTACGCCCGCATGTTGGTTACTACATGAACGGTGGCTCAACAATTCCTGTCAACGCAGAGGTTTATGACTTCTTCAAAGTACAGAATGTTGACCACGAACTGCTATCTGAAGATTACAACTTTTGCCATGATTACCGTAAGCATGGTGGAACTATTTGGGTTGCGCCGTGGTGCGAATTAGGCCACTTTGGCGCTTACTGTTTTAACGGGCAATATGCTCAAGGAGAAAAATTATGGCACACCAAGTCATCAAGTACCGTCTAACTGCTGAAGGCACTATTCCTTCATTTCTTTGTTTACATCCTGAAGGCGTGGGTGGTGTGTTTGTTGTGGGTGACCCAACGACGCCTAGCCCTAGAGATATGGTTATGGTTGGGATCAGCGAAGATAATAATACTGGCGACGCAGAAGTAGTGGCTACACAGGCTGATCTTGAGGCTTATCTAACTTCTGTTAGTTCGGGTTGGACAACTCCCGGTGAAACACCGGATGCTGATCCTGTGCCGTTTGACCCAGTGGCTTCTGCGGCTTGGGTCTGGGGTAGATTAAACGCGTTGAACGCCTAAATTATGCCTACGCAATTAAAAGAACTAAAAACGGATGATTGAGATGGCTGACGATACGGATACACGATTAGCGGTTCATGAGGCTATATGCACTGAGCGCTATGGCAACATTAAGGACAGTCTGGAAAAAGGGTCAGACCGTATGCAGAAGATTGAGTATTTGATCTATGCGGTGATGGTTCTTGTCTTACTTGGCCCCGGTGCTGCTGCCGAGTTCTTAAAACGATTCTTCGGGTGATGAAATTGATCCATTCACTTTACTTGCGATTGCAAACGGCGCTGTCAGTGCTGTTAAGCAAGCTACAAAACTTTATAAAGACATTAAGAGCGCGTCTGGGGATGTAAGCGACGTCCTTAAAGACTTAAAGGAGCAGTACCATAAGATAGTTGACCCAACACCCCAGCAGAAGATTCAGTACAACGCTGAAGTACAAAGGGTGCAGGAGATAGCTAAGGCTGACCCAAACGACGTATTTAGTGAGATTGGAAACCAGCTTGGTGTGTTGATGGATGCTTACGATGCGCTGAGTAAAGCGTTGTTGCAAGAGGAAATGCAGGGTACAAAAGTATACAAAGGCGAAGAGTCTATAGGTCGCCGAGCAATACGCAGGATCATCATCACAGCAAGGTTGGATGCAATGCTAGTTGAGATTAGGGAGATGATGGTATATCAGGCTCCCTCTGAACTAGGTTCACTGTGGGAGAAGTTTGACGTAACGTGGAAGCGTATTGTTGCCGAACAGGAGGTTGCTCATGCTGAAGAGCTTAGGCTGGCACAGGTGGCTAAATGGCGACGGGCAGGTATAAAAAGAAAAATCGCGGAGCAGATGACGTCAATTCTCGCGGTAGTTTTCATACTAGTGTGGTTCCTATGCGTAATGATTCTGATAAGGACGAGCCACACGTACCGTGGGCTTTACTCATTGCCCTTCTGGTCATGTGTCTTGTGTTGATTGTGGCTTTACCTGTCATGGGGATTATGTATATGGACATGAATAACGCAACGAATGCAGCCATGCAGGAGATAAAGAAGATGCGTGAGTTACGTGCCAAGATACTAATTGAACTACGGGGTGAGTAATGCTGACAATCTTTTCCACATTAGTGTCGTTCTTGATGGGTGGTCTACCCAAGATATTAGACTTATTCCAAGACAGGGCAGACAAGTCACATGAGCTAAAGCTTGCCCAGATGCAGACTGAGCGTGAGCTGCAACTAGCAGCCGCAGGGTACGTGGCTCAACAGCAGATCGAGGCTATTAAGCTTGAAGAGATACAGGTTCAATCTACATCTAACGAGAAAATATCCCTTGTAGATGCTCAAAAGGCTGAGATGCAGGCCATCTACGCCCATGATGCAGCACTTTCTGAGGGTACGTCCCAGTGGATGAAAGACCTGCGTGCCAGTGTGCGTCCTGTCATTACCTACGGGTTCTTCTTTTTGTTGGTGGCTATTGACGCAACCTTGGCTTACAAGGGGATTACAGGCGGCGTAGAGTTTACTGTATTGGCTGATCAGCTTTGGGATAACGAGACTCAAGCTTTGTTTGCTTCAATCATAGCGTTTCACTTTGGCGGTAGGGCGTTTGGAAAATGATAAGCCCAAAGGCTTTAAAGATGATTTCGCATCATGAAGGTTTGCGATTAAAGCCATACCGTTGCCCTGCACGACTTTGGACAATCGGCGTTGGTCATGTGATTGACCCAAACCATGCCAAGGTAAAGATGGAAGACAGACTGAGTTTGCCCTGTCCAGAGGGCTGGAACCGCACATTTACGATGGAAGAAGTTAATGCCATACTTGCAAAAGACCTTGAGAGGTTTGAACGCGGAGTTCTTAAATATTGTCCTAGTGCTGTTGCTCGTCAAGGCTGGATGGATGCCCTTGTTAGCTTTTCTTTTAACGTCGGGCTTGGCACTTTACAGCGTAGTACTCTCAGACAAAAGTTTAACCGTGGAGAGTATGAAGCTGCGGCTGATGAGTTTATGAAATATACCAAGGCTGGCGGCAAGGTACTAAAAGGATTAGTTAACAGACGTAATGACGAAAGACTTATGTTTTTAAGTTAACAACAGGTCTTAAACTGTTGGTAAACGTAAACGATGTTTTACAGTCTAAACAGTGAGGTATAAAATGGCAACAAAGCCTGTATGGGAGAAGAAGCGACCGAAGGACTTGGGTGAGCCTAAAAAGTTAAGTTCTAATCAAAAGAAAGCTGCAAAAGCTTTTGCCAAACGGACAGGAACCCCGTACCCGTCGCTAGTAGCCAATATGCATGGCGCTAAAGCAAAAAAGGGTAATTGGTAATGACAACAGCCGCAGTGATGACCTACGACAGCCTTGTGGCTGATATTTCGTCCTATTTGGAACGGACGGACACGGCTACGCTGGAAAAGATCCCTACCTTCATTATGCTGGCAGAGCAGCAAATTGCTCTGGAAATCAAGTTTCTTGGAAATCTTACTGTCCAAGAAAGCACGATGATTACCGGAACGCCCGTTATTGATAAGCCTGCTCGTTGGCGTAAAACGGTATCCATGAACGTCGTTGTAGCTGGCTCTAGGCAGCCCGTATTACTACGAAAACTAGAATACCTGCGTGAGTATTGGCCTAATGCCACTGAAACAGACACACCTATCTATTACGGCGACTACGACTATACACACTGGTTGGTAGCTCCTACGCCTGATGCAGACTACAGCTTTGAAGTTTTGTATTACGAGCGCGTTCAGCCTTTAGATTCCACGAACCAAACTAACTGGTTCACTATCTATGCACCTCAAGCACTATTGTATGGAACCCTATTACAAGCCATGCCATTCATTAAGAATGATGAGCGCATTCCCATGTGGAAGGCTCAATATGACTTGGTTATTAATACATTAAAGTCTGAGGACGCTACTCGTATAGCTGACCGCCAGGCTGTTGCTTTGGATACCTAATCATGAGCTATAACTCGCCGTTCACAGGAAATGTAATCCAGCCTACTGATGTTTCCTATAGGGAAATTAACCTTACTGGTAACTTACAGTTAGAGTGGCCTATTAATGGCACGACGACTGGAAATGTAGCTGCTCGTATTATGGAGGTTCTTCCAAGTGCTGGCGGGTTCACCATAGATATGCCACCAGCTAATCAGGCATCTGTAGGTCAGGATGCTTTGTTTAGGAACATAGGTGCAAACACATTTACTGTTGCTGACTTTGATGGCAATACGATTATTGCTGTAGCTGCTGGGCAGTCTAAGTACATTTACATTACTGAGAACCCTGATGAGGCAGGCACATGGGGCATTATTTCATTTGGTGTTGGATCCTCATCTGCTGATGCTGCTACGCTTGCTGGATATGGCTTAAAAGCCCTTTCAACGACATTAAATCAGTCTCACTCTTTAACTACATTTTCATCTAATTACACAGTAGCAGCGTCTGATAGAGCTAGTGTTTATGTATGGGATGCGGGTGCTGGTACATTAACTTTACCTACTGCTGCTTCTTTAGGTAATGACTGGTTTGTAATGGTTAGAAATGGAGGCACTGGTTCACTTGCCATAACTCCTACAGGATCATTACTTAACGGTGTTGCCTCTATAGATTTACAGCCTGCTGATTCTTGTTTTATTTGTTGTTCTGGTACGGCGTATTTTACTGTTGGTCTTGGTAAGGTTTCTCAGTTTAACTTTACTCAGCTTACCAAAACTGTTGATACAGGAACGTACACGCTTACAAGCTCTGAGGCTGCAAACGTAGTACAAAAGTACATAGGGACAATGTCTGGTGCTGTAACGGTACAGTTGCCTCAGACTGTTCAGGTTTACTACATTACAAATCAAACCTTAGATGCTGGCCCTTATAACATTACGTTTACTACAGGGGCAGCAGGTGCTGCTACGGCTGTAGTTCCTTCTGGTAACCAAGTTATTTTATTGTGTGACTCTGTAAATATTTTTAATGCATCGACAATAGCTGCTGGTGCGTCTGTATTTTCTTTGAGTAATGGCACTGCTAGTAATCCATCGTTGAACTTTGCCGCAGAAACAAATACTGGTATTTACAGGCCAGCAGCGGGAGAGATAGGGTTTACGGTGTTAGGTGTTCAAGAAATGATATTAAGAGCATCAGGATTGACTGTGGTTAGTGGGATCTCTGGCGGGACATTTTCATGACAGCAAAGGTCTATGGCTTAGATACTCTGCCAGGCGTACAGAGAGACGGAACTACATTTGACAAAGGCTATTACGCTGATGGGATGTGGGTTCGCTTTCAACGTAAGCGCCCTAGAAAGATAGGTGGCTATCGAGTCATTTCAGGACAGCTAACAGGCCCTTCCCGTGGCATCTGGGTTAACCCTAAGAACAGCCAAACATCTGTGTTCAGTGGATACAGTGCGGGTTTACAGGTATTTACCATTGATAATAATGGTGTTGGTGCAGGCTTTCAAAACTTCACGTTAAGTAACTTTACTGCTTCAGATTTAAATCTTTGGCAAATGGATGGTTTTTATGATGTATCTGGATCAGGTATTGCGTCGTTATTAGCGCATCCAGGTCAAAACTTACAAGCCATAGATAGTGA